AACAGTTTTACAGGAATTGTTGGAGAAATAAGTATAGATACTACAATAGATACACTTCGTGTACATGATGGTAGTACTGCTGGCGGCTTTGAAATTACAAGCAATGCAGCAACACAAACACTTACAAATAAAACTCTTACTAGTCCTACTATTAATGGTCCTGTTCTTGCAATGAGTACTAACAGAATTACAGGATTAGGCGATCCAAGCGGCGCCCAAGATGCTGCAACAAAGGCATATGTTGACAGCGGATTAAGTAGTTTAAGTAGTACAACACTTACGGAAGGTAATAGTAGTGTTATTGTTGCTGATAGTGGCACCGGCACAGTTACAGTTACTATAGATGGTTCAACACATAGTACTTTTGCAGCGGCAGGCATTACGCTAGCACAAGGTAGTTTTGTTGGTACATCAACAGCTGCACAATATGCTGACTTGGCAGAACGTTATACTACAGATGAAGATTACGAAGAAGGAACAGTAATGGTATTTGGCGGTGATGAAGAAGTCACTCAATGCACAAATAAATTTGATAAGCGCATTGCTGGTGTTATTAGTACTGATCCTGCATACTTAATGAACAGTGAACTTGACGGTGCAACGGTAGCACTTATTGGTCGTGTTCCGTGTAAAGTAATTGGTGAAATACGTAAAGGTGACTTAATGGTCGCTAGTGATACACCTGGTCATGCAGAAGCATGGCGTGATGAAAGTAATCCTCCATCAGGCAGTATTATCGGTAAAGCACTTGAAAACAAAATAGGTGCAAGCACAGATGTTATAGAAGTAGTTGTAGGCAAGAACTAGTATGTCGCAGGATGCGTTCTATACCAAAGACTATGAAGGTGAAATGATAAGCATAGCATTGAGCTGGAGAGATAAGAATAATCCAGATAAGATGACATGGGTAGATAAAACCATTATCAATGATGACCACGATGGAATAGCACACGTTTTAGGAAATGGAAAATCTAGACTTAAATTAAACTTAAATTTTTTACATGGGCAAACTGGAGGCTCATCTGTCAGAGGAGTTGGTCAATCTTATGGGTGTAATTTATTATACAAAGATTTTAATCCAACTTTTTTAATTTCAACTAATGTTGGTATATGTAAAGATATAGTAGACAGTGGTTACACAGAAGATAATATAGTTTATACTAACGTAAAAAACATATTAAAAAATCCAGATCATTTTCATTTATATCCAAATATATATACTACACATGCAGGTGCTCTTGCACTAAGATTAGCATGTGCAGATGGTCATAAAACTATATACCTGGTGGGAATGGAAGGATATGAACATCCTACGGATAACATTTATGTAGACACACATCCTAATTACATAGAACAAACTTCATACCAACGTACTAATGAAAAGTTTGTAGATATGAATATTAAAATAATACAAACATACCCTGATGTAGCATTTTATTTTGTTGTTCCTCAATTAGGAACAATAAGTGAAAAGTACAAATGGTGTGGCAATGTTAAAGAATTAAGGTTTAACGAATATATATCTCATGCTAGTTTAGGTGCTATGCATCACGGATAGTGTCACTACACATTATCTGTTCGATAGTTTTCAACTTTCCTAATATTTCTTCAAATCTAAATGTATTAAAAACTCCTGGATGTAGAGGCTTTGGGTAACTTTCAAGTTTGCTCCATGCATATCCTTTGTGTTCATCATTTAGTATTGGGATAAATTCTTTACTAACTAAACAGACATATGTGCTGTATGTAAAATTATTATTTGCATTAGTAAACTTTTCAACAGGTATAGTTTTAGTTATTTCAGGCATATGCCCTAGTTCTTCTTGTATTTCTCTCTGTAGTGCTTCGTATTCGGTTTCGCCTTGTTCAACTTTACCACCAGGATATGCCCATGTGCTATCGTATTTTGCTCCATTTCTTAGAACAAACAAATACCTTAATGTTGATTCGCTTAAAAATAATGCGCCGACACTACTATTAGATAACAATGTTCCAGTCGCCGGCTTGATACTCGCCTTCATATGATTTAACCCACTCTGATCCAGTCCATTTATATTGAATTCCTGTATGTGAATTTGTTGTATAATGTGTGCCTTTTTCGTTGCTACTATCAAATGCTATTTGCCATTCGACGCCGTTATATTCGATAATATCATTTGCTCCTGCTATAATATCCCATGCATCCGGACCATCTGTATTATTTGCATCTCCAGTAGCATTGAGTATTAGATATCGTTGACCTGCAGAAGCCTCAGGTAAACCTGCGCCTGGACCGCTTTTTAGAGGATTAATAATTTTTGTAATTGCAGGCAAGTCGTTAGTTGGTATAGTATCACTCTGAACAGTCCATAACAGTTTATAAGGATCGCTTGGATGAAAAGCAATAGTTCCAACAATTTCTGCTGTTCCTTGTTCCAATCTTAACTGACTTATTCCTGGAACTAGTGATCCGTATTGATTAACCAATGCTTGCCAACTAATATCATCTGTGCCTATTTTTGTTGGAGGGTCATTCAACGGATTGTAGTCTACTTTGTTTGTTGAAGTTTCGCTTCTGTCTAATATTTGTACAGTGTTTCCTAATAGTATAATACCATAATTCATAGGTGTAAATTTCATTCTGTCACCCATTAGTAAGTTATTATCAATAACTCCGTCACTTATACTACCGCTTTCGTCAAAAATACTTGCTACAATTTTATTAATAACACCAAGTTTTTTAACTTTTGCCGGTGCTGTTAGCCAAATTGGCACAGTGAAAGATAAAGTAGATATATCAATAGTGTCGTCAACACCTGCAGGAACACTTCTGCTAGTCCATTGGCTTCCTGCTAATTCAATATAACTTAAACTAGTCCAGTCTAGATAATTATCTGTACTTTGTATTTCAAGTGCCGGATTAAAAAGAACAAGAAGTTGCTCAAGTAATTGTAATTTTTGATTAGTATTGCTAGTCCAAATATCTACGTTAAGTTGCAATGTGTAAGGTACAGGCATCATACGTTCTACTGTGAATGCATTTCCTTGTTGTGTAGTATATTCATTTGTATTAGGATCAAATTTGCGCATACGAATATGCTTTTTATCTACAAATGTTGGATCTTGTCTGCGCTCTGGATTATATTCTAACCCTGTTATATAGCAACTAATCATAGGCGTTGGCATGATTTTATTTTCACTATTTTCACGAATAATACTGCTCACCATACGTGTAGCATCACCATATTTCACAGGCACAGTTTGTAGTGTAACATGACCATCACGGTCTTTACCGTACTCAACCTGGAAGTTACTAAATGCACGTATGAACTGCAATAGAAAACGTCTTATTTGATTGTCATAAAAAAACTGTTGTGCCATTAATCTTCTCTAGGTTTTAGTGCATCACTAAGTGCTTGTCTACTTGTTGCTATTGTATTATCGTCAGCAGTAAATGTGTTTGTATTATTGATAAATCCATCTCGTTGTGTATTGCCAGTACCCGGTGTAAGTTTACTACGAACATCATCTTCCATTTTAGTCCATCGTGTTCCGTTGTATCTAAATAATCTATTAGGTAAAAAGTCTAAACGTAGCACAAAGTCACCTTCATTTGCATCTCCTGGAAAACTAGTACCCATCGTAACTGTTTCACCATTTGGAGCTAATCCATCGCCAATTAAGTATCCGCTGTAAGCATTAGTATTTGTAGGTGTTATGCGCCTAGCATCGGCACTTGAATTTTCGTTATCTGCATTAATACTTGTGTTATCGGCGTTTACTCCAGTAGGCTCTAGCGGTGCACCAGTTACTGGATCAGTAGGAACAATATAATATTGACTAGTATCATATCCACTTTCAGGAACTTCTGCTTCAGCAGCGGCTACTACTTTGTTTGTAATTTCCAGCTCTTTGTTGTATGTGCTTAGTAGATCACGTAATGTATTATCAGTTACATTCCCGTCTTTATCTTCCTGCATCATAGTTAGGATATCATTGTATTCTTGTGCATCTGTTAGTGGTGTACACTTAACACGCCACAAGTGGCTCCACCAAGTTGGTGAAAATCCTTCACTAGGACGACTGCCTTCCTGTACTACATAGTAACGCTTAAGACTAAGTTCAACACTTTCATCTAGTGCGCTAAAATCTGTAAGGTGAGGAAGTTCAATAACATCTCCTGCCATAAGTTTTCGCCCGAGATTGTTTAGCATATCATTCTCGTGGAATGTAATAAACAGTGTGTCGTTTGCTAAAAACAATCCAAATTGACTTAGATCAAAATCAGTATCGCTTATGCTATATATACCACGCAATGAATATATATCTTGTTCGTATGTTCTGTCTCTATTTTCGAGGAATAGAAAATCTTGTATGCCTAATGGGTCAGGTTCTTGATAGTTAGGCTGACTTGGATCATCACTTGATCCTTGACTTGTAACACCTAGATACTTGTGTACATTAATGCCTGTACCGCCAATGGTAAACATTTCTTTCATACGTCGGTCAAAGAATCGGTAATCGTTAGTGTGAGCACCGTCTTTCCATAGTGATAATCTTGGCATATGTAATTCCTTTGTTTGTATATTTATCGCTTATAAATAACTCGATGAAACTAGATTTACACGGACATACTGTGCATGCAGCTTGGCGAGTTTTTAATACTCGTATAACAGATGCGTATTATCGTAAACAAAAATCTGTTATAGTTGTAACAGGTCAAGGTGCTATTATGCATGAGTTTCAAGTATGGGCAAGCAATCATCCTCACGTTAAAAGTTGCAGTAATATGCCACATAATCCAGGAAGTTACAAAATATCTCTCAAAAAAGGTTGACACATTCTCTAACTGTGCTATATTAATATAGTAAGTTGAAGTTAACGGAGAGATACAAATGTCGAAGCCAATTACAAATGCAGCCTATAAGCGTATGATCGATACTTTAACACCTAATAGACAGCGTGAAAGTGTTGAGCGTATGCTTCGTGTTCTTCCAGTTTGGTTAATGGAAGAAGCAGAACGTAAAGTTCAAAATCCTAAAGTTATTAAACATTTAGAAAGCCGTCTGCGTCAGGCAAGGCTAATGATGTCAAGTATTATAGCAAACGGAAGGGTTGTATAATGAATGAATTATTGAAAGATATCGAAGACCTTGAGACAATTGCACATGGTGTTCGCAATGGTGTAAGTAAGAACCTTACACTTGATTTGATCGAGAAGATGATTGAGATTAAACAAGTAGATATAAGTATCTTCGAAACACAAATGGAAATGGAGTTCTTGCAAGATGGCACTAACCGCTCTTAAAGGAAAAACACTAAAGCGTAAAAAAGCACCAGCGGCTAGACGGAAAATATCCGGCGCCGCTGCCGCACCTATGGATGAGTATTCCAAATGTAAAGACTTTTTTCACTTTGAAGTGGATAAAAAAGAATGTGTGGCTATTGTCAAAGCATATGTAAAGAAAACATTTGATAAGTCTACAGCAAGTGCAATACTTAAAAACAAAGAATATAATTTTGCTAAAAGCCACGTGGCTGGATATTGCCATTGGGTATCTGCAGGTAAAGAAACATCTGAAGATAGTAAACTATGGATGGAAGGATTCTTTGAAAAACTTGCTGAAGATGGAAAAAGCATTGTTGCTGAAATCAAAGCAGAAGAAGCACAAAAGCCCAAGAACGTTTATGTTCCAAGTATTCAGGACCGTATCAAGGAAGCAAGTAGTAATATTATTGCAGAGATTGAACAAGAAGTAGATTCATTTATTGTAAATCCAGCAAAATTTAAAGGTATGGATGCTGTAAAGTTCTTTCGTAAGCATAATGTTAATCAAGCACACGCTAGATTTATCCGTGCTTTTTATGAAGGTCCACTATCAGAGTATATTGCACTACAACTTCCTGCTAAAGAACAAGACGAACAATTGCGTGAAGCATACGCACATCTTAGTAAAGCAGACATCAAGAAAGGTGTCGAACTATTCCAGGGCATTATTAGTGCTTGTGATATGATTACAGCAGAAAGCAAAGCCAATCGTAAGACACGTAAGCCTAAGGCTAAGAGTGCTGAAAAGTTAGTTGCAAAACTAAAGTATTGTAAAACCGACGAAAAGTATAAAGTAGCAAGTATCAATCCGGCAGATATTATTGATGCTAGTGAAGTTTGGGTGTTTAATGTAAAGACACGCAAGATTGGCAAGTATGTTGCTGAGGATCATGCTACACTACAAGTTAAAGGAACTACGCTACAGTTTTTTGATGATAAGCAAAGTGTTGCAAAAACATTGCGTAAGCCAGAGCAACAGTTATCAGAGTTTAACAAAAGCGGTAAAGTACAGTTGCGAAAATTCTTAGACAATATCAAAGGTGTTGAGACAAAACTTAACGGACGATTTAACAACGATACTGTAATCCTTAAAGCCGTAAAGTAATAAATAGTGTGTAAGAACAGGAACACACTATGGCAGTAACATTAGAATCATTGAGATCAGATACAATAGACTATATCCGTTTTCGCTTAGGCGATGGAATGGTAGACGTTGAGCTCGATCCGGAACACTACGATAACGCAATTGACAAAGCAGTTAAGCGTTTTCGCCAACGTAGCCAAAATGCATACGAAAGCAGTTATGTATTTTTAAGTGTGGTTAAAGAACAACAAGAGTATACACTTCCAGATGAAATTGAAGAAGTACGTCAAGCCTTTAGACGTAGTGTCGGTAGTGGCAGTAGCGATACTGGAACACAGTTCGAACCATATGAAGCAGCATTTCAAAACACTTACTTATTACAAAGTGGTCGTATAGGTGGACTAGCAACATATGAAATGTACTATCAGTATCAAGAACTAAGTGCAAGATTGTTTGGCGGATTTATTAATTATGAATTCAATCCTGTTACAAAAAAGATTACATTGCTTCGTAAGTTTAGTGCATCTGGCGAGCAAATTGTACTTTGGACTTACAACTTGCGTCCAGAAAGTAGATTGCTACAAGACAGACATGCAAGTCCGTGGATTCAAGATTATGCACTTGCACTTGCAAAGTATACACTAGGCGAAGCACGTTCAAAGTTTTCAACTATTGCAGGACCACAAGGCGGTACAAGTCTTAATGGTGATGCACTTAAAGCAGAAGCACAAGTTGAAATAGATAAACTCGATGAAGAACTACGCAATTACATAGATGGTTCTGATCCGCTTTCATTCATTATTGGTTAATAAGAGGACTATATGATTATAGGAATATGCGGCTTGATTGGTTCCGGCAAAGGAACTGTCGCTGATGTATTAGTAGAACAAGGTTTTACTAAAATAAGTTTTGCTGACAAACTAAAGGACGGCGTTGCCGCTGTTTATGGCTGGGATAGAGCAATGCTTGAAGGTGACACGCCTGAGAGCAGAGAGTGGCGAGAAGCACAGGATGATTTTTGGACTAATGAAACTGGACGCATTATTACTCCTAGAATAGTTTTACAAGAGTTTGGAACTGATTGTATGCGTAATGGCTTTTACGATGGAGTGTGGGTCAGCGCGGTAAAACAAATATTAATCAACAATCCAAACATTGATTACGTCATACCTGATGTGAGATTTGAAAACGAAGTTGATATGATTCGTCAAGTTGGCGGACAGGTTTGGGAAGTTAGCCGAGGCAATGATCCTGAATGGATGGATGCATACAAAAAAACTGGTACAGAACCAGTTAACATTCATCCTAGTGAATGGCGTTGGACAAGGTCTAAGAAAGATCACAAAATACCAAATGATGGCAGTATGCAAGACCTTACACGTCTGGTGTTAAGTCTCCACGCTTCCATCCAGTCTTAACTAGTTCAGCATTACAGTTTAGGCAAACTGTTTTTAGATTCTTAGCATCAACATTGTTTAGATTTCCGTCAATATAAAATACAGTAACTTGCTTTCGTACCACAGGCTTAAATCCACAAGCCTCACAAACTCTTTTTACTTTATACCCGGCATCAACCCATAAAGGCTTCACAGGCTTATGTGACTTCAAACACTGTTCGCATTTTCGTCTATAGTAAACCTTTTTCCCTTTGTAGTAGTTTATTGCCTTAGGGCGTTCACCACATGTATCACAAACGGGCCTTTTCATGCCCTTATTTACCGCACCTTTAAAGGTATTTGTCAAATAAGGTGTTTTTGTGGATGTTCTTATAAATAGTTATAACGAATTATAACCTTGATGAAGGAAGAACAACATGGCACTAATATCACCAGGTGTAGAAGTTACAGTAATTGATGAAAGTAATTACGCACCATCAGCAGCGGGCACTACAGCAGCAATTGTTATTGCAACCGCACAGGACAAGACAAGTGGAACTGGCACAGGCACAGCATCAGGAACAACTGCTGCAAATGCTGGCAAGACATACTTAATTGGAAGTCAAAGAGAACTAACAAGTACTTTTGGAAATCCAACATTTTATAATACAGCAAGCGGTACACCAATTAATGGGTACGAACTAAACGAATATGGACTTATGGCGGCATATAGTATGCTAGGTGTAACGAATCGTGCATATGTAATGAGAGCAGATATTGATCTTGCTGAACTAACAGGAAGCAGAAATCGTCCATTAGGAAATCCAACAAACGGAACAGTTTGGTGGGATGTAAGTTCTGATACACGCTGGGGAATTTTTGAATGGAACCAAAGCACTGGTACATTTACAAATAAAGTACCTACTGTAATTACAAGTACAACAGATTTAGACACTGGAGTTCCTAAGACTTCGATCGGTGCTATAGGTGATTATGCATTGGTTGCAACAAATACTTCTAACCCAGTTTACTATAAAAATCGTAGCAATGCTTGGGTACTAGTAGGTAGTGCAAGTTGGAAAGTAGCACATGCTACAATTTCTGGAACAGTTGCAAGTCCGAGATTTACAAACGGAAACACTATTACTATTAATGGTACAACTTTAGCAATAGTTGGTAGTACAGTAGCAGATCTTAAAACAAGTATTAATAATGCAAGTATTACAGGTGTTACAGCAGACGTTCATAATAATAAAATTGAAATTTATGCAAATGCTACAGCAGTAGGTGCTGACAGTCAAGCAGATGGTAAGATTGTTATAGCAAATGCAAGTGGAACAATCCTTTCAGATGCAGGCTTAACAGCAGGCACATATGCAAGTCCTCTTATTGCACAAGATCCGCATTATACTGTTCCAGCATGGAAGTCAACAGACACAACACCTCGTCCAACAGGTAGTGTTTGGGTTAAGACAACTGCAAGCAACAGTGGATTTTTAGCAGACGTAAGTACATATAGTACTAGTACTGCAAGTTTTGAAAGTGGCACAGCAACGGCTTATGAAAATGATCAGTCAGCACTTAAAAGTATGGATGCAACTGGCGGCAAATTAATCACAGCAGGCAGTTATTATACTCAGTATGATGTAAGTGAAAACGACACAGTAACTTATAAATTGTTTAAGCGTTACAGTGCAGGCGCATTGGAAGTTACAGGTACTATTAACAGTGCTACTCCGATGACCGCTGGAAATACATTTACAATTCAAGCAAGTGTTGCAAACAGTACTACATTGTCAAGTGCAGTAACAGTTGTACTAAGTGGTACATCTCTTACACATATGGCAAGTGACATTAATGGTGCAAACGTAACAAGTGTAAGTGCAAGTGTTAACAGTGAAGGATACTTGGTTATTTCTCACTCACTTGGCGGCGTAATTGTGTTAAAGAATGCTACAGGTACTCCTGTAACAGATGCAGGTATTAGTGCAAGTATTACAACAAAACAAGTACGTGCAGGTAACTCAAGTGATTTAATCCTAAGTAACTGGATTGCTGATACATACACTGCAAGCACAAGTGCTCCAAATGCAAATCCGGCTGATGAAACATATTGGTATGCAAGTGGATTTGAAGCAGACATTATGATTCACGATGGTACAACTTGGAGAGGCTATCAAAATATCACTGACACTAGAGGATTTGCTTTGTCAAGTACCGATCCAGCTGGCGTTATTTTTAGTACTACTGCACCAACAGTACAGAGTGATGAAACTGCACTCGTTAATGGTGATCTTTGGATTGACACAAGTGATTTGGATAATTATCCGGCACTGTACAGACGTCAAGTAGTAGATAGTGAAGCAAGGTGGGTTGCGATTGATAAAACAGACAATACAACAGAAAACGGAATCATATTTGAAGATGCACGTTTTATTGGCGACACTACAACAGATGTTGTAACTGGAACTATCCCAACAACTGCATCGTTACTTTCAAGCGATATAGTAGACATTGATCGTCCAGATCCAACAATTTATCCACGTGGTATGCTACTGTTTAATACACGACGTAGTACATATGGTGTAAAGCAATTCCGTACAGATTACTTTAGTAGAACAAACTTTAGTGATACATCATCTTATCCAACATTGCCAACTGAAAAAGATACATGGGTAACAGTAAGTGGTAGTACTTTTGGAAGCAAGGCAGTACGCAGTGTTGTTTCTGGTGCAATGAAATCTGCGCTAGATGCAAGTGTTGAATTGCGTGAAGATGCACGTAACTATAACCTAATTGCAGCACCTGGATATCCAGAACTTATTGCAAATATGGTTAGTCTTAATAATGACAGACGCCAAACAGCATTTGTAATTGGCGATAGTCCAATGAAACTAGCAGCAACTAGTACTGCTATTGAAAATTGGGCAACTAATGCATCAGCTGCAACAGATAACAACGAAGATGGACTAGTCACTAGTGATCCTTACTTGGGTGTGTTTTATCCTGCAGGCACTACAAACGACCTAGGAGGCAACACAATTGTTGTTCCGCCAAGTCATGCAATGTTAAGAACATTTGCACGTAGTGATGATATTAGTTTTGCTTGGTTTGCACCAGCTGGTACAAGACGAGGTTTAGTTGATAATGTTTCAAGTATAGGTTATGTTAGTAGTCTCACTGGCGAATTTATAGTAGACAATATCAGAGAAAGTGTAAGAGATACACTATATACAAACAGAGTTAATCCGATTGCATTCTTTAACGGAAGTGGAATTCTTAACTATGGTAACAAGACACGTGCAACAAGTTCAAGTTCATTGGATCGTATTAACGTAGCACGCCTAACTGGTTATCTAAGACGTCAACTACAAACAATTGCAACAGGATTTGTATTTGAACCAAACGATAAAATTACACGCGATGAACTGAAGCAACAGATTGAACAGACATTGAATGATCTAGTAGCAAAGCGTGGTGTGTATGATTACTTGGTAGTTTGTGACGAAACAAACAATACACCAGACAGAATTGATCGTAATGAGTTATATGTAGACGTTGCAATTGAGCCATCAAAAGCGACAGAGTTTATCTTTATTCCGATTAGACTGAAAAATACTGGTGAAATTGCTAGTGGAAACGTAGCAGCATCAAATACAGTTTAAAAAATAAAAAATATGGGGGGTAGAAATACCCCTCATTTTTTATGACTTAAATTTGATAAATACTTTTATAATAATTATAGGAGCGAAACGAAAATGTCAGTTTCATCATTAACAAAATTTACAGTCCCTATTGATGGTGACCAAAGTGCTGCAAGCCAAGGCTTGTTGATGCCAAAACTAAAGTATCGTTTTCGTGCAAGTTTTGAAAACTTTGGAGTTAGTACACCTCGTACAGAGTTAACTAAACAGGTTATTGATCTTACTCGTCCGGAAGTAAACTTCGACGAAGTGCCGATTGAAATGTATAATAGTAGAGCATACTTAATCGGTAAACACACTTGGTCACCAGTGACAGTTAACTTACGTGACGATGTCAATGGCTCTGTAACAAAATTATGCGGAGAGCAGATCCAGAAGCAATTTGACTTTATGGAACAGAGTAGTGCAAGTTCAGGCATTGACTATAAGTTTATTACACGTTTTGAAATTTTAGATGGCGGCAACGGCGCTAATACACCTAATGTTTTAGAAACTTGGGAACTATACGGCTGTTTTGTACAAAATATTAACTACGGTGATTTAAACTATGCAAGTCAGGAAGCAGCAACAGTTGCAATGACTATCAGATTTGATAATGCAGTTCAAGCACCACTAGGTGATGGTATCGGCGCAAGTGTAGCGAGAACACTAGGTCAAACAGTTACTGGCTAATAGGAGCATTCCGTGGCTAGTTCTAATTCAAGTTTAACACCTTTACAAACAACAAACACAGTGCGTGACTTTAAACATGCGTCGCGCACTTTTGTTGACAACAATTTTGAATTACAACCCAGACATGGTCATCTATTTCATGTTGTGTTTGAATTTACACCTGATGCTTCGACACTGTTTAATACTGTAGATCAATTAGAAATACCTATCCTTGTTAAAAGCATAGACTTACCGCAATATAGCATAGATGTACAAACACACAATCAATATAACAGAAAAGTACAAAGCCATCATAGTATGAGTTACAATCCAGTAACTGTAAGATTTCACGATGATGTTAAAGAACTGATTCGTAATTTATGGCACAAGTATTATATATTTTATAATGCAGACCCGACTTATAGTTTAGATAGCAATGCTTATACAGCATATGACAAGTATAGCAACAGAGTACAACAACAATGGGGCATGCAACGCGGAAACAAGCGTTTCTTTAAGAATATTAAAATTTATAGTATGCACAATCATAAGTTTGCGGAATATACTCTAGTTAATCCAATTATTACATCATTTAGTCATGATACGCATGCATATGCCAATGGTGGTATCATGGAAAATATTATGCAATTAGCATTTGAAACTGTTAAGTATGCAACAGGATATGTTAATGATATAACACCGCGCGGCTTTGCTGATATACACTACGATGTTGAAACTAGCGACTTGGCTGGAAGTAATAACACTGGAACAGAAGCATTTATAAATGGACAAACTGTGAGTGTAGCAGGACAAGAAGAAAAAGATCTGTTTCAAGGAAATCTCATAGGTGTTATCAAGGATGCTGATATAATTTATAATACACTTAAACCGGCAACAACTGGAGATATTTTAACAGATACTCTTAGTATATTTACAAATAACTTATTGACAGGCAAGAAGCCTACTAGTAATATACTTGTTCCAGTAACGGGCTTGGCTGAGCGAGTAGCAAGTGATTATGCTGGCAATATTACTGATGGTATAATAAACTCAACAGAAAGATATCTAAGCAATAATGTGTCTAGTCAAGGAAAAAATATATCTACTAGTAATTCTAATACTGTAAGTACTAGTAATGATGTAGGATATGCTATTGTAGTACCTGCTCAAGACGGCACAGTAAGTCACAAGCCTAAAATTAGCGATGTTAACAAGTATGCGCAAAAATCAACTTATGTAAACAGTAGACCGAGCAAAAAATAAAATGGCACAAGATACAAATTTACCAATCGTGAATCCAGCAGATAGTTTTGATCAAAAAGTACAAGATTACTTTAACAATTATTTTACTACTCCTGTTAAGATGACAGATATGGAATATGAAATAACAAAGAGTTTTTTTATAAAAAGAACAAGAAATGAAGATGCAGCTTCTGCATTAACTGCCGCAGTAATACAAGCCGCAAACGAATTGAATGTATATATTGTAGATTTAATTAGTGAGTTTGAAGGTACATCTGATTTAAAAAGTGCAGTGCCTACATTTTTAAATTTAAGCAGAAGAAGCTCAAGTTTACTAGGTTACGAACAAGATATAATACCAACCACTAATACAGCACGACAAGTAGTAGCATAATGTTTAGTCGCAACAAGTATGCCAATGGTATATATGAAGTGCAAAACTCAAATAAGTACAGCGGAACTAAAGCACCCAGATATCGCAGTGGCTGGGAGCATGCGTTTATGAGATTTTGCGACAATCATCCTGGTGTAGTAAGTTGGGCAAGTGAAGGAATACAAATACCTTATCGTAATCCATTAACAGGAAAAGGAACAGTATATGTACCTGATTTTGTTGTTGTATACCAAGATAAAAAAGGCAAAAAACACGCCGAACTTATAGAAATTAAACCCAAAGCACAAACTATGCTAACTGAAAAAACTCGTGAAAAAGAGAAACTTGCTATAGCAATAAATCATGCTAAGTGGGAAGCAGCCGCAAAATGGGCAAAACACAAAGGCATGCGTTTTAGAGTTGTTACTGAAGATGATATTTTTCATAACGGTAAGCGTTAGGACTAAGTATTAATATGACAAAGAAACTAGAAGAGCTATTTGATTTACCAGAATCAAATCAAATTGACATCACAAAAGAAGAAAACAGCGTAATTACTGATATTATTGCAGAGGACAGAGACGTAGTACTTCCCGATACTCCAACTAATACAGTAACGGAAATGCAATCTGCACTTGAAAAAGTAGATAAAATTGATGCAGCACTACCAAGTGTTCGTCAACTAGATACTAGTGATGAAGAAATGGATGACATTGCACAACTTGCACAGGATACATTTAAGGATCTTATGGATCTGGGTATGAATGTAGAAGCACGTTTTAGTGGTGAAATATTCAGCAATGCTAGTCGCATGCTTGATACCGCACTTAGTGCTAAGAGTGCAAAGATCAATAAAAAACTACGAATGGTTGACTTACAACTTAAAAAAGCAACACTGGATGCACGTCTTGCTAAAGAAGCAAAAGCAAACGGTGAAGAAACACAAGAAGGTGACGGTCAAGTACTTGATCGTAATCAACTATTAATGGAAATTCTAGGTAGAAACAATAAAGGCGAATAATGCACGACTTCAGTATACTTGTTAGTATATCAATTGAAGATTTAGAAAAAAGTCCAAGTAGCACACTTTATCGTATACTTTCATCAATTAAAAAACAAGAATTTGATAGCAATGAAAGAATATTGTTTACTTGCTATAATAAAGTTAAACAAGAAACATTAGATTATATTAATTGGTGCCTTAATCACAACGATATACCTATGTTTTTTGTTGCACTAAGCACTAATCAAAGTGTAGTTAAAGACTTTTTTATTGATATCGATGATATAATTACTATAATCGAGGATAAAATATCTGTACCTGTTACTGAAAAAACAGCAGATCCTCTTTTTGCTAATCCACATTTGTGTCCGCATGTATGGGCAGGTTTTCATGTTTGGCCCGCGGGCAATATTAGCCCGTGCTGTGACTATACTGGGTACTTAGACGATTTAAATATAAAAAACGATAATTTTGAAGATATACTATATAGCGATCAAATGTCTAAACTAAGAGATCAGTTTAGGAACAATGAGATACCAGAAGGATGTTTGCAATGTATCAGTAAAGAATCTTATGGTCTTAGCCGCAGAACTATTGCACAACATAAAATGAAAAATATAATAGGCTTCATAGACTATGAATCTGAAGGAGAACTATTGTACATGGGCGGACACTTAGGAAACTTATGTAATCTAAAATGTAGAATATGTCACCCTTCATTAAGTTCAGGTATTGCTGCAGAAGAAATACGCCACGGGGATGAAAAAGCACGTGCGAGAGCAAAAACATATTCTAAAGTTAACCGATGGTCTAAGAACAGTCAAGATTATTGGGATGAACTTAAATCTCACCGAGGAGTATGTAATATAGAGTTTTTAGGCGGCGAACCTTTGTTGCTTAAAGAGTATATGGATTATATACAATGGTTAGTTGATGAAGATCTAAGTCGTGGTGTAATGATCGAACTTACTACTAATGGCACAATATTGCCGGAAGTGATAGAAAAACATGCAAATAAGTTCTTGCATATTGGTATTACATTTAGTATTGATAATATCGGTGAGCGTTTTGAATTAGAGAGAAGTGGCGCTAGTTGGGCAGATGTTGAAAAAAATGTAAAATATATGCTAGGGATAGATACATGTAGTGTAGGCATTAATACTACAGTAAACATACAAAATGCATATTATATTCCAGAACTACTTGACTGGGCAGACGAAGTTGGAATACATTATCATAGTTTGAACTTGCTAGTGCTTCCTACGTACTTGTCTTTAAGTAATGTAATGCCTAGTTATGTTAAACCTACAATTGACAAATTAAAAACTTATAAAGATCAAAGCAAAGTTCAGCATATTATAGATTGTCTGGAACAGTCTAATCCTACTGACGGTGACGAATTCTTTTCATATATGAACTATAAAGATAAAATTAGAAATGAAAAATTTTCCGAATCTCATCCAGAGGTGTCAGCAATACTGAAAAAATAATCTAAAAGTAATAAATACACTATTACATTAAGGAATAACCAAATGAAAAGTTTAAAAAGTTACCTAGTAGAGAGTGAGCAAACCTACAAATTTCGCATCAAATTAGCCAATATGCTAAACGATGAGATGATGGATTCTTTAGAAACGGCACTTGAAAAATATGAAGTTGCTAGTATGTCTAAGCCTAAAAAGACTCCAATTCAAGAACACCCAATGGACTTTCAAACATTACAAAATGCAGAAGTGTTTATCATGGACGCAGAACTAAAGTACCCAGTTACAGCGCATCAGTTGTACACATACATTAGTGAAGTAGTTGGTGTTCCTGCAAGTCATCTAGTAGTTATTAACAGTGACCATCCTGAAGAAATTGCACGTGAAGAAGCAATCAAAGAGGAAGAGTACGAAGCATTGCTTGGCAGTGACTACAAAGACGAAAAGCATGATGCTACATACGGTGACGAATACAATGAAAATATGTTAAAACAACTTGAAACTCGCAAATACGAGTTTGCTAAAAAGGAATAGAAAAATGAATTTTAATGAACTAAGAAGCAAATTAGATGCAATTGCTGAAGAACTAGAAGAGATGAAAGTTGTTGAAGCAGACATTGAAGAAACCGAAATTGAAGAAGAAGCTGAAGTAGTTGAAGATGAGCCTTCAGCACTTGATATTGCTAAAATGGATCCAGAAACACGCTTGCGTTATAAAATGGCACTAAGAGATAAAAGTGCTGGCCCGGATAAGCGCACAAGTGCTGAAAAAGCAGCAGATATGTCAGCTGCACAAGCAAAAATTGCACAACAAAAAGCAAGTTTTGATAAGCCTGAAACAGATACATATGGCGATCGTTTAGCTAAACAATTGAAAATGAAGCAACAGCGTGCTGCATATAATAAAGCAGTATCAGACATGGGCGGTAAACCTAGTAAATCAAAGTTTTCATTTGAAGATGAGCAAATTGAAGAAGCAACTGTAGAAGTTCCAGTACAGGAACTTGCTGATATCATGAAACTAGCAGGTTATGAAAACTATTCAGACAAGATTGAAGAGTATGCTAACGAACCAGAAGAAGAGTACAGCGATGTTGAAGATCAGATGATTGGTCTAAGTGGTGGACTTAATGGTCCTAAGAAAGCATTTGCAGCAGCAGCAGGCGGTGATAATCCAATGGATCAAGAGCCAACTGAAATTGAAGAAGATGCAATTACTACTGTAGAAGAATCACTTTACAAAAGTTATAAGCAATTCTTAGAAGAAGCAGAAATTAACGAAGAAAAAGAATAATAAAAAACTAATTGACTAATATAAAAGCGGCTATATACATGTAGTCGCTTTTTTTATGGAAAAATATGTACAATACTTTATACACATTTGGATGTAGTTTTACAATATACAAATGGCCCACGTGGGCTGATTATTTGCATGTGGGAGGCTTAGCCAAGGAGTATAGTAACTGGGCATTACCAGGAGGCAGTAATGACTTTATATTACATAGTTTTACTGAGTGCATAAGCAGACATACTATTACTAATAAAGACTTGGTGTGTATAATGTGGAGTCAACCGGCTCGCATTGCGGACTATACAGATGATACAGGATGGGATATGCCTGGCAACGCATACCTATACCAACCTAAGGAACGTGCAAAATATTTACATGAAGATAAAATTGCATTAGAAAATCACAGTTACTTTAAAGCAGTAGCAACGATACTAGAAAGCATTGGTTGTGATTTTTATTTTACAAGTATGGAACGTATTGATCTCAAGTATAATGATGTATATGACACAAAGAAGTATTTTAATATGAGCATGGCAGAGTTTTTAAGATACAAAGGACCAAACGAAACTACCTGGAGAGAGACCATGACCGGCGACAGGCATCCTAGTCCGGCTGAACATGCAAGTTTCGCTAAACAGATGTACACACTAGACGAACATGCAGTTGATGAATTAACACAACAAGCAGTGGATTATATATGGGGTAGCGATAAGCCTTGGCAAAGAAGTTTTATATATAAAACTGATAAATCTCCCACATATAGATTGCCAAGTAAACCTGACCACTACACCGACGGAAATGGTAAGTTAAGACATGTCACCACAATTAAGCCTAAGTCGTAGCAACTTTCACTACAAACACAATACACCTCAGGGTAAAATGCTACGTGCTATATTAAAACGTACAGGACCTTTGAAAGATGTTTGGTACAGTGATACTATGAATATGCCAAGTATATTTCATTTAAAAAAATGGTATACAGGTACAGTGATAATTTATTGTTGGTGGGATCCTGCCAGGGATATACTTACAAAATACTTAGATGACTGTGATTTAAATTTTATTATAATTACACCAGACGTGGAGTATGCTGGCACACACAGCAAGCAACATGTGATAGGATGGGAAAAGCAATACGGATTACACATGGATCTTATTGCTCCCAGTAGACCTGCAACACATACAACCGGTGATAAGTTTCTTTGTATGATGCGCAACCATAAGAGTGAACGTATACAGTTTTTACAGGAACTATGGCAAAACAATTTGTTAAACGATCATATAAGTTATCTTGGTCAAATAAACACAGAAGATAATGGACGTACTAGAAGAAGTATAGACGATATTCTAAAACCTCAAAAATTTATAGACAGCCAGTTTACACACGAACTAAGTCCAGAATTTATACAGTGGTGTTACAAAAATTTACCATTATCAATACCAGATGATAACACACAGCAATCTGAACGTAATACAGATTTCTATACAGTTGGAAATATTGATTGGTATGATAATACAGACTACAGCATTGTACTAGAGACATACTGGGCTAATACAAACTTTCTAACAGAAAAAAGTTTTAAGCCTATTATTGCACAGCATCCTTTTATTAACTTAGGAAATAGCACAACTGCATTGTTAAAGCGATTGGGTTTTGATGTATTTGATGACGTACTGGATTTGCAATATGATAGTATGCCAACAGAGGAAAAAATAAAATTTGTATCTAATATGCTACCAGTAAAATTTGATATAGATCCTGCAAGATTAAAACAAAATCTTAACGTTCTTGCTGACCTTCGCCATCAAGCGGTTTACGAACAGAATCTCTTAGTAGACCGTTTGGAAGATAGTCTAGCCAACTTTGGTGTTTGACATAAAAAGGAAAACGGCTCCTAAGAGCCGCCATTTGATAATATTCAGGAACATGCGGTTTCCGAATAGGGGACCAGAGTTTAGCACCTTTGGCAACATTACAAGTTTTGCATGCAATAACAACATTATCCCAGCGTGTCTTACCGCCTTTGGCTCTAGGCACAACATGATCAACAGTTAGTTCGTCCATGGTATGTTTTGTATCACAGTACTGACAAGTAAACTGATCTCTTAGTGCGAGATTACTTCTGCTAAACTTAACATTGTGTTTGATGTTTTGGTAGTCTTTAACCATGATAGTAGCAGGTACTTTCATGCTAAATGTTGGGCTACTTATTTCCCAATCATCATACCATTCCAGTACAGTGACTTTATCAAGCCAACATAGTTTAACTGCTCTTTGCCAATTAATTGTACTAACAGGAAAACTGCTAATAGGTTGACCACTTGTGTTGAGTAATAGAGTATCGCTCATTGTAATAATATTTACCAGCTTTGTAATTTTTATAAATATTTGCATGAGATATGTTAACGGAAATTACATATCAGTATTTAAGGACTGCATATCGCAAACCAGTGAAAAAACTGGGTATACTCTGCCCGAAGAAGTGGAAGCATATTGTGCTATACTTTTGGGTAGTTATGTAGACCGACCTAACTTCTTACCAGAAAGTACATTTGCAGAAAGCTACTTGCAACTTAGTAGACAAAATAGCCTGCAAGCAAAAGAACTTGCTGACGTTTGCTTAGTTGTTGTAGGAGTATTTGAAACAGTTGGAAACATGCCCAAAGAATACTACATTAACATTGGAAAATCAAGTTATGATCTCGCTAGCAAACAACTAAATTATAGACTATTTGCTGAACTTTGTCAATACTTTGATGTTGTTGCACATATTATTCAACTAAGTACTACACCAGAAAAAACACCAAGGATACGATAATGGCTAAAACACTCGATGGTGTGCTTATCAAAAAAGCATATCAAAAAGAAAATTTTACTAAAGAAGAATTTACAGAATTTGCAAAATGTGCAGATCCTGTTAATGGTGTTTATCATTTTATGAATAATTACTTCAATATACAACACCCTACAAAAGGTCGTATGGTATATAAAGCATTTGACTATCAAAAGAAACTATTACAAACTTATCATAACTATCGCTTTAACATTAACATGCTACCTAGACAAACAGGTAAAAGTACTACAGCTGCCGGATACTTGTTATGGTATGCTATGTTTGTTCCTGATAGTGTAATCCTTATTGCAGCACACAAGTATGCAGGCGCGCAGGAGATTATGCAACGTATACGTTATGCTTATGAACTATGTCCGGATCATATTCGTGCTGGTGTAACTAGTTACAACAAAGGCAGTATAGACTTTGACAATGGTAGTCGTATTGTAGCACAAGCAACCACTGATAATACTGGTCGAGGTATGAGTATTACACTGCTATACTGTGACGAGTTTGCATTTGTGCGTCCTAGTATTGCTCGTGAGTTCTGGACTAGTATTTCACCTACATTGGCAACAGGTGGTAAGGCTATTATTACAAGCACGCCTAACAGTGACGAGGATCAGTTTGCAACCATTTGGCGTGATGGAAATAAAACATACGACACCGATGGTAACGAAGCAGACGTTGGTATTAACGGTTTTAAGACTTATCAAAGTTATTGGTGGGAACATCCAGATAGAGATGAAAAATGGAAAGCAGAAGAACTAGGACGTATTGGTGAAGAACGTTTCCGTCGTGAACACGAGTGTGAATTTATTATATATGATGAAACGCTTATTGACAGCATGATACTTACTAATATGCGTAGCATAGAGCCAGCATTTAGGCATGGAAAAGTGAGATGGTTTAAAAAGCCAAATCCAAAAATGACATACTTAGTTGGTCTTGATCCTAGTCTTGGCACTGGCGGCGATCCTGCAGCTATACAAATATTTGAAGTACCTAGTATGGAACAAGTAGGAGAATGGAGTCATAACAAAACTCCTATACCTCAACAAATAAGAATACTTGTTGATATAAACAAGTATCTACTAGAAGAAGGTGTAGACGCTAATAGTATCTACTATAGTATGGAAAATAATACTATCGGAGAAGCAGCGTTACAAAGTGTTGCTGAAATTGGCGAAGAGAATATACCAGGTATATTCCTAAGTGAACCAAAAAGTCACGGAAATGCAAGAGCATATAGACGAGGCTTTAATACAACACACCGCAGTAAACTAAGTGTATGTGCAAAGTTTAAAACACTTGTAGAGACAGATAAGGTTAAAATTAATAGTAAAATGCTAGTAAGTGAACTAAAGAGCTTCATTGCTAGTGGTAATAGTTACAAAGCAAAAATCGGTGACACTGATGATTTGGTAATGAGTACAATGCTAGTAATGCGTATGGCACAAGTGCTTAAAAGTTATAATCCAGAACTTGAGAGTCATATTCGCGATAGTGATGATTTTGATGTCGAACCAATGCCGTTCATTATGGTTTAGGCATAAATACACTTATGAGATCACATGAAAACATAGCAGAAGAACTATTTGATAAAATCCGTAGTAGAGTTGCCAACATTAAGTTGGGGAACAGTGAAGGCGAGATTACTACAGATCCTAAACAAGCAAGATTCTTCGAATTTAATTTTAAACACAGAGATTTGCCAATTGGTGCTGTAGCAATTAGCCTCAATGAAGAAGGTATACTGCAAGTATATTTTCCTAATAGTATGGTTGAAGATGCAGATAGCAGTACATCAGATGCTTGGTATGGATTTTTAAAAGAACTACGTAAATTCAGTGCTAGAAATATGCTTAATTTTGAAGTGAAGAATCTCACAAAAGAGAGACTGGATAAAAAAGACTACCAGTTTTTAACGCAACGTAACCAGGACGAAGTGATGGAAACCAAAATGTATGGAAGTAAGCGTAAGAGCTACTTAGAAGCTGGACAAGCAAAAATTATTGTACAGCATAACAGAACTGTAGATGAAGAAAAGATGGGCGCACGTAGTCGTAACATCAAAGCAATCTACATTGAGAACAGCGACGGCGAAAGATTTAAGTTTGTAAACAACTATTTGCCAGGCGCACGTGCAATGGCACGCCACGTTAGTAATGACGGTATTACTAAAGATGAAATTGGCGCACACATTGTTGAGATCATGGATGAGATGAATCAACTTAAGAGTTTTGTTAAGGCTGTAAAAAGTCAAGACTATGTAAATGAAGATGCGCAAGAAGTTATTAGTGCTGCAACTGATAGATATTATGGTCTTAAAGATACACTAAAAAGCATTAGTAGTGCAAAAGGTTATGCTGACTACTTTGAAAACTGGGCACCTGGTCAAGTTGAAGTAGAAGAAGATGACATTGAAGATTTAAAAACAAAATTAACACGTCAAGTATTTGATGATAGAATTACAGACACACTACCAAGTGTAGGTCGTGCATTAAGACATAAGCAGGAGCAAGCAAAAATGGAAGACGATGACAAGATCAAAGATTATTTTGATACATCAGTTGATCCACAAGAGCCAGCAGATATGGCAAAAGCGGACGCTAATACAGCAAGCAGCGAACAAGCACTAGCAGATCTTGCCAGTAATGATGAAAACATTGTAGTATATGATAATCCTAGCAAGGATGAAATCAAGAGCTACTTGGCTATGATGAAACAAAGCGATATGCCAACAGATAAAAAGAATCAGAACATGATTGTTAATATCATTGAATATCTAGCAAACAACATGGTTGATGATAATGCAGCACGTGCGCTTAGTAACCTAGACTTGGGATCACCGGAAGGTCGTAAGACTGGTATGCAAGTTGCAGTTAAGTACCTTAAGGGCAAAGTAGAACTACAAGCACCTAAGGCAAAGAAAGACAAGTTTGGCAAAACAAAAGAAGATACTACATTTGAAGCATACGCAGAGCGCATGGACTTAGTTAGTGAAGGCACATGGAGTTTACCAGAGAACGAAGATGAAGCAATGAAAATTGCGGCGATGATGGATCAGCCTATTGCATTAGGTGATGGCGGCGATGACGCTATCAATGCACTTGGTGGTCTAATAGGTGATGATGAACTGTTTGATGACCTAGGTGATGCCGGCGACAAAGACCCAGCTGGAGATGCTCGTCCAATTATCATTAATTGGTTAGAATCACACGTAAGCGATTACAATACAAAGTACGAAAAGCATATGCAACTTGCACTAGACAATATCAAATCTGCAGGTAACGAGACAAATGAAGAAGTAGAACTAGATGAAGGCATGTGTTCACTAAAGTGTAAGCATTGCGGCGATATGCTAGGTCAACCTACTACAGATTGTGAATATAATAGCCAGGATCCAAAAGGTGATAACTGGGTAATGGTAGATATAGATGGCGACGGCGACAACGACATTGCAGTTAAGAATGAAGATGAAATTGAAGAAGGTCGCATGAGTGATCTAGCACAAGAGATTGATGAAGTGGCTGCAGAAATGGAACAAAACGATATGTTAGCACCATTTGTAGATGACTTTATTACTATGGCTCAAAAGACTTATGATATTAAAGCAGCACTAGAAGCAGTACTACCAGACTATGTTCCAGGTAATATGATTAAAGATTTAGTAGGCGAAGCAGTTGAAGAAGTTGAGGAAGTAGACGAAGCAGCAGATATGATTGCAAAGATGAAGTCAATGGCAGGCGTTGGCAGTGGTGCAAGAAGCAACCATGGCATACACGAAGGCGAAGAAGGTTACCGTTTAACTCCAAGAAGTTTAGTAGCACGTGAAATGCGTAAACTACAAGACCTCGAAAAGTAAAAAACAATTTATAAAAAAGATTAGGACCTTCGGGTCCTTTTCTGTTGAATAACCAAAAAAATTCAATAATAATAGTTGACATGATAAATAAAAGCGCATATACTAGTAACATAGTATGTGAATAGGCACATAACAATAAACCCAAATAGGCACATTTATAGGAGAAAATAATGGCAACATCTTTGGCAGAAATTAGAGCAAAACTTAAATCTCAAGAATCACGCAGTGAGCGTACAGGCGGCGGCGACAACGCAATCTTCCCACATTGGAATATTCCAGAAGGCACAACTACAGCAGTACGTTTCCTTCCGGACAACGATCCTAACAACACATTTTTCTGGGCTGAAAGGCTTATGATTCGTTTACCATTTAATGGTGTAAAGAACGACATGAACTCAAAGCCAGTTGTAGTACAAGTACCTTGTGTTGAGATGTGGAATGAAACATGTCCTGTACTTAGTGAAGTACGTGGTTGGTTCAAAGACTCGTCACTCGAGGAAATGGGTCGCAAGTATTGGAAGAAGCGTAGTTATATCTTCCAAGGTTTTGTGACCGAGAATACACTTCAAGAAGATGCACCTGAGAATCCAATTCGCAGATTTGTTATCTCACCAAGCATTTTTAATCTTATTAAAGATGCACTTATGGATCCGGATATCCAAGAAATGCCCACTGATTACACACAGGGTTTGGACTTCCGTATTACAAAAACAACTAAAGGTCAGTATGCAGACTACAGCACAAGTAAGTGGGCTCGTAAAGAGACTGCACTTAGTGAAGCACAAATGGCAGCTATTGAGACACATGGTCTTAATACACTATCTGACTACCTCCCTAAAAAACCTACTGAAGTAGAATTGCAGTGCATTAAAGAGATGTTCGAAGCAAGTGTAGATGGACAGCCCTATGACGTTGAACGTTGGGGGCAGTATTATCGTCCATATGGTATTGACGCTCCTGCGAGTTCCTCAAACTCTAGTACGTCTACAGCACCAGCGGCAACTACCCCGTCACCTGCTCCGACAGCAACTCCAACACCTGTAGCAGAAGCAGCACCAGTTGCGGCACCTGCTCCCCAGACTGAAACTGTAGCAGCACCAGTTGCGGCTCCAGCGGCTGAAGGTGAAAGTAAGCGGGCAGAAGACATCCTTGCGATGATTCGTAACCGTCAATCATAAAGCACAGAGGGCGGCAGAAATGTCGCCCTTTAATACTATGACACAATATAACAAACAATTATTATATCCAGCTATCTGTGAGGTATGTTACATGCCTGACGATACATATGTGTATCCAATTTTTAAAAATGCCAGTAGTAGTATCCGTGCTACTAGTAAACGATCTATTGTTAATGCACAAATAAACCGTCATGCTGATACTGTTATAGTTTACTGGCGAGAAGCAAAACAGCGTTATCGTACAGGCGTAACAACATATCTACAACACCATCGGCACTTGGATGAAAATACTATAAAAGTGCTAATTAATAATGGAGAGCTAGTTAATAGACATTTCATGCCACAGTATATGTGGTTATGTCATTTAGCATTGTATTATGATGGTGATATTATTCTCAAAGAGTTTAGTGAAGTTAATACAGATACACACAAAAATATTACTAAACACAAAACTACAATTAATGTAGATACAGATTGGAATTGTATAGACAATCTAATATTTCATAAGTTTAAAAACAAAGTTTGCAAATTTACAGATATTCAAGAATACTTGAAACAGGAACATAAAGTTTTATGGAAAAACTATATTGCCCAAGGCTAGAACATTATGTTAGGTTAAACAGCAACGGTACGTTCGGGCAATGCGGACATATGGTAAATGCTCCTAGATTTGAAACATACAAACAAATGAATAACAGTGCATGGGCAGAGTATTTAAAGTACCAAATGAATAACAATGAATGGCCCGAAGAGTGCAAAAGGTGTAAAGAAACAGAGGAAGTTAACGGAACAAGCATTCGTCTTAATAGTATAGAAAGACACAAGATACTGAGCAAGTTTAAAGACGATTATTTACAACTAGGAGGCACACTAGACAATTATTGTAACAGTGCTTGCATAAGTTGTAATCCCGGATTAAGCACACGAATTGGAAATCTTAAGGGAGAACTAGTAGTTCGAGATAATTATGATCTGTACAAAACACTACCTTTGGATAGATTGGTTGAGATAGATATTAATGGCGGCGAGCCTAGTATAAGTGTAAATTATAATGACTTGTTAGATAACTTGCCAAATACTGTAAAGATAGTAAGAATAAACACAAATGGATGTGTAAAGATAAAGCAAGTTGAGAAGTTACTTGCAAATAAAATAGCAGTAATAATTACAGTAAGTTTTGATGGTATCGGTAGTGTACACGACTATATTAGATACCCTGTAAAATGGCATAAGTTTAAAGATAATTTACAGTATTATAAAACGCTCAGTGAGAAAAACAATTTATTAAAGTTAGACACTTGGACTACTGTTAGCGCATTAAATGTAAAATATTTGAAAGATATACAAGAATATTGTAACAAACACAGTATACGTCATCAATATGCTTTTTTAGAACAACCTAACGTGTTAAGTGTTAAGTATAAAAATTGGCTAACTAATGATGTTGACATGGATAACGTAGCAATAGATAGAGATAATACTACAGAACTAAGTGCGTTTTTAGAACTAGAAGAAGCAGTGCGCCCAGGAATAGAAAGATTTTGGATATGAAAATAGCAATTACTGGATATAGTGAAGGCATTGGCAAAAGTTTTGCAAACATACTCAGCAAGCAAGGACATGAAATCGTTGGACTCAGCAGAAGAAATGGACACAACATTCGTAGTCTAAATAAAGTTATTGGTCCTATTGTCGAGTGCGATATGTTTATCAATAATGCGCAAGTTGGATTTGCGCAAACTGAATTACTATATAAAGTATGGCAACAATGGCATGATCAACCAAAAACAATATGGTTAATTGGTAGCATAATGAGTACTAACTATAAGACATCATTTGAAATGGAAGAGTATAAACTTCAAAAACAAACATTGGACCAAGCATATTATAATTTAAAAAATTCAAAAAGCAAGTGTAAACTAACATTGATACGTCCCGGATCCGTTGCTACACAGTCATATAATACTGCCGGAAAAGACAGTGCTGACGTAGATGTTTGGTGTCAAGCAGTAGTTGATATGTGGGATCGTTGTAGTAAAGATAATTTAAGCCTGCAGGAAATAAGTATTGGTCATGGATCCTAAAAGCGCAATCAAGGGAGGAAGTTTCTGTCCAGTGCCATGGACAGGATTTATTATGTATCCAAATGGCAATGTAAAGAACTGTGTGTTAAGCGAAGAATATATTGGAAATATTAATAGTGAAAACATTGAAGATATACTGCATGGTACTAAAAATACAGAAATAAAATCATGCATGAATGCACATAAAAAACATCCTGGATGTGTTGGATGTCATAAACTAGAAGAAGGCACAGAGAACTTTAATGTTAGAAGTGACAGATACTATTATCTAAAAGCACTTTCAAGTGTACCATATACTGCATATGATACAATGGATACCGAATTAGCAACAGTTGATATGCGTTGGCGCAATACTTGCAATCTTGCCTGTGTGTATTGTGAACCGTCATTGAGTAGCACTTGGGCTAAAGAATTAAATGAAACTATCGAAGTTGATGAACAGCAACTTGCACAAACAAAGGAATACGTATTAGCAAATGCACCTAATTTAAAAAATGTATATTTGGCAGGCGGCGAACCCTTGCTGATGAAAGAAAACAGCGAACTACTGGACAGGCTAGATCCTAGTTGCACAGTTCGTATTAACACCAATCTAAGCAATATCAAAGGACCAGTGTTCAAACGCGCCAGTAAGTTTCGCAACGTACACTGGACTGTTAGTGTTGAAACTATGGGTGCAGAGTTTGAGTATATACGACACGGAGCAAAGTGGGATACATTTATTGAGAACTTAAAAGTAATTACAGAACTAGATCATAAGATAAGTTTTAATATGCTATGGCTTGTGCTTAATCCGTATACTGTATTTGATACAGTGGATTATTTTTCACAATTAGGATACCAAGAGAATAGTTTTGTAATTGGTCCTATTACAAGTCCTGTAGATTTTGATGTTAGAAACTTACCGGATACTATACTTGAAGAACTTGGTAGTATACTGGATTCTCGAATACAAAGCACTGATAGTCGTTATTTGCTAAACAACAGTTATATAAACTTGAAGAAACATTTAGAATTACCATTTACTAAACAACCAAATAAAACAAAAGAAAGATTACAAGGAATTGATGATCGTAGAGGATTAAACAGTAAAAATGTCTTTGACATTTACCAATACCTGTAATATAATATTAAACATAGGCACATAGGAGATAAACATGGCTAAGCCGTTCGACGTAAGCAAATTTAGAAAAGACATTACAAAATCAATTGATGGATTAAGCATTGGCTTCCATGATCCAACAGACTGGATCAGCACAGGTAGTTATGCACTCAACTATCTTATTAGTGGAGACTTTCACAAAGGTGTGCCTATGGGCAAAGTTACAGTGTTTGCTGGTGAATCAGGCGCAGGTAAAAGTTATTTTGCAAGCGGAAATATTATTAAAGCAGCACAGGAACAAGGTATCTTTGTTGTTGTAATTGATAGTGAAAACGCACTCGACGAAAGTTGGTTGCAAGCACTAGGTGTAGACACAGATGAAAGCAAGTTGCTTAAACTTAGTATGTCGATGATTGATGATGTTGCTAAAACTATTAGTGTGTTTATGGCAGACTACAAAGCAATGGCAGAAGAAGAACGTCCAAAAGTATTGTTTGTACTTGATAGTTTGGGTATGATGATGACACCTACTGATGTTGACCAGTTCAACAAAGGCGATATGAAAGGTGATATGGGTCGTAAGCCTAAGGCACTAACTGCACTTGTACGTAATACAGTTAACATGATTGGCAGTTACAACGTAGGTATGGTTGCAACTAATCACACATACGCATCGCAAGATATGTTTGATCCGGATGATAAAATTTCAGGCGGTCAAGGCTTTATCTATGCAAGTAGTATTGTTATCGCAATGCGTAAACTAAAACTAAAAGAAGATCTTGACGGTAATAAAACTACAACTGTAAATGGTATTCGTGCCGCATGTAAGGT